GAGGCTATAAAAAACGAATAGCGCCGACCGGAAATGTTCACGTTGAAACTTAGCGTTATCATTAGGAGGTGTTGCTAGTAGCTTGTCTCCGAGAATCAACCCAACATTGTGCAATAAATCCGTAAATAAGATTGCTGTTTCTGCTTCAACCAATTCTTCCATTACATACAAATCATCTGCCGGAAGGTTAAGCTGCCTAGCGATGCTCAGAAAGAAGTGTAGGCAGTCTACGTATTCTTCGAGTAGTTTCTGTGGTTGTTTTTCCGGGAAATGCGGGTAATCCTTAAACGCTCCAATATGTTCATCATGAGCTGCAGCATACTCCACTCGTGTTGATTCCCAGCAATGTTCACACATGTCGGCGCCAGCATCAGTCATAAACGGAGTTGGGCGCGTATAGCTAACTTCTTCTCCGCAATAACTGCATCTTTCTAGTGGAAACATCTTCGGTCCCTGTCGGTTGCTCCAATGTTTAAAACCGCGCCATTCGTTAGCCAATTCCGCAATCTCCACTTGCAGAGCCAGGACTGTATTAGGCAACAGGTCTTTTCCTTCAAGGCCCTTTTCCTTGATGATTCGCGCATCTAGCGCCTTCTGCATTTCATACATTTGATCAAGCGTTAATATGGATTCCATTATCAATCGTCTCCTTTTTAGGAAAGAGGGTAGTTAACCCTCTCTCAAGATTGCTTACTCGTATTCTGGGTTGCTGAACTCTGTTTCGTAATCATCCATAATGACCTTCGTGCCATGCGTGTAAAGTTTAAACAGCGTTGCTTCAAGTCCGTGCAGGCCGCCCATAATTGTTTTCTTATCAAATGTCTTGTCGGAAATTTGTACACTATTGACGCTTCCGTCTGCATCAAGAACAAGTCGGTATTTACAGCGATAATTAGGTTGATCTGGTTGTGGGTCAAAGTAAATGAAGGCGAGTGTGCTGTGATTTTTATCTGCATGGACCGTGATCTCTTTGTAATCCTCATATTCGAGTTCCCCAAGTTTGAGCTCGTCCTCAACCATTTCTTTGATAATTTCAGAGAATTTAATTGACTCTTGCTTCGTTCCCAGTAACTCTTGCAACTGCTCCTGCATTTTGGCAACACCAACATCATGAATGGATCTTTCCAGTTCTGCTTTGATAGCATCAAGAATCACGTGGTTATAAGATGGAATATCCAATTGTTCAAGATTAATCTGTAGCTGATTTTTTACGGCTTCTTTCAATCCCTTGCCGAAATCGCTCCAGCTTCTCAAAGAGTCTTCGACAACATCCTTAATGGTGTCTTCAAGCTGCTTTTTAATAATTTTTTCTACATACCCTTCAGCGTTCAGTTCTGCCAATTTATCATTAATAATTGCGTTCATATCCATGCTCATCGTTTATCTCTCCTTATGGGCAACGCCCGAATTTGTTTTAAACTCCCAACTCCCGCATTTCTGCATCCTCTGTAGCATCCAAAGTGATTGATGGCATGCCATCCCATAACTCTCGAATCTCATTAGCCTTAGCAATTACTGCTGCTTTTTGCTTTGGTGTTAATACGATATCCATAGCCTCTTGATAATGGTTTTCTGCCTTGGTATAAGCTCGTGTATGCAGTACATTCATGTACCGCCAAAACTTATCGTTACTCAGGGATTTAATCCGCTGGAAGTGTCTGCGCTGTTCTGTTTCAACCATATAACTAATCTCCTATCGTTGTTATAAGAATTAATGAGATTTCATTTGACCTTTCGAGACCTGCTCCTCCATTCCTTCTCCCGTTTTTCAGCTATCTGATCAATCATGTCGGTTACGTTCGTGCGGATATACTCCCTACAATGCTCCGCTTTTACACCACATGTAACTGCTTCGCTAGAAACGAGAGCAAGTAAGTGATCGACTTCCTCTAATTTTCGATATATTTGCAATTCATAAGATTCAAAAATAGGTATTAATTCACGTTTGTTTACAAGGCGCTGCATGTACATTGCATCTCTGACCTTAGCCATTTTAACAACTCCTAATCTTCAAAACGTTCACCATAGTTGTAAACCTTTGGCTCTTCCAATGGTCTACCGAATACGTCAGCCATAAGGGTTGCAAATACCGCCATATCCTTATCTTCAAAGGACTGAAGCAACCGCAATTCTTTAGCCTTGAGACTGCGTCCAGCAGCCGAACTAAGAAGATCTACAACCGGTTTAATCTGATTCTCCCGTTCTTGCTTCTCTCGTTCTTTCTGTTGTTGAATATTTTGTTTATGATGAAATTCCTCCCAGTCCTTTTCATCGAACCAAAAGTAATCTCCATATTTCTCTCGGTATACTGAAATCCAATATTGAAGTAATTCATCAGTCGTTTGGATTTTGTCGTGACAAGGCCAACAAACTCTAAGCCCGTTCGTTTTTACGCCCCGACCTTTCCGCCCCCGAGGCCATACATGGTGAGTAGTATTTGATGCTGCGGTCTTGCAGCACGGGCATACTTCGCCTTGTTCTGCAATAAGCTCAGCAATTACTTCATCACTGAAGTCACACCGATCCTTGGAGCTCTGTCCTGGTTTGTGATGAGCAAGGAGGTTTTTCTTCCACTCTGGAACTTCCCTTCTGGACTTGGCTTTACTTTGCTTTTGAAGGCTGTTGTAGGTCTTCTTTCTTTGACTTCCTTGACAGGCTTCCAGAATGTTTTGTGCTCTCCCATGCTCTTTTGCACCTCCTATATTTCTATTTTAGGGCTATAATATTACGTTTCTACTGCTGTGTTAATGCGGTTTTAAGAGATTTTTTCCAAGTAACCCGCATTTTCGAGTGTCACATAATGCCGTTCACGTTCGGCTGCGGTGAAGTGAATTGGCAACACGGTATGTGCGGCATAAAATGCAATAGCTTCTCTGATCTCATGTGGCTCATTGTCCAATTCTGTTAAAATAAGTGCCTTCATAATTCTGGTTCCCTTCTCTCTTGTTAAGTAAAGATTTCCTTGATCTTGAATCGCTATCTGTATAGCCTCATAGTACATCATAGTGATTCACTTAGCAACACTTTTTAACATCACCTTGCATCTAAGTGATTCACCATGATAAGATTGCACCAAAGGAGGTTGTACGATGGCAGTATCCAAAGGTAATTCGCGAATCATGGTAACTCTTCCGCAGGATCTAAAAAATGAACTTGAACGCCGTGCTGAGATTGAGAATCGTTCTATTAGCAATCTAATATTGACGTTGTTACAGAAGCAAATCAGGTCGGAGCAAGAGGAATAAATCCTCTATGCTCCTTTTGTTTTATTTGAACAGTGTTGTGTTTCTCTTCAGATCCTCTATGAACTTACCTTGCATTTCCGGGAACAATACCCAAGGATGAAAGTCTCCGTAAAAGTCACGTACAGCCAATGCTACTACTTTCGTGATCGCCTCAGCCCCGGTTTTAGCCCACACAAGAACTTTCTTTCCGTCATTATCCCAGCAACAGTGTTCAGGAAAATCATCACAATATCTAACAAGTTCGAATCCACCACCAAATTGATCTATGAAATGACCTCTTAATTGCCAAGCATCATTCATATTTGTTGAAGGAGAGAAACCGTCCTTTAAGCCTTCCGTTATAACAAGATCATCCAGTTCCTTACCTGGATTCATCCTAATAATTTCTTCAGCTGTCATTTTTGTTGCCCACCTCTCAGTTTTATTTTCTCAATGACTTTATCCAGGTGCTTGCCGATCTCAGTCTGAGCAAGCGCCTTGTCTTCTTCAGACTCTGTCTTCTCGCCCATGATCCCCGCAAATTGTGCTGTCTTGAAGCCTAGTGCCTCCATCATCTGTTCATCGCTACCTTCGCCGCATACCAGATAATAGCTGAGTACAGAATCCTTTTGACCCATACGATGTGTCCGGTCCTCACACTGAGAATGGATACCTGGTGACCAATCCAATTCACCAAAAACATTTATGTTCGCTCTTTCTTGCAATCCATCGATACCAGCTGCCGCCCGGAGTGAAATTATGATGAGGTTAGATGCCCCTTTGATGAATTGCTCTTTAGCGTATTCCTTTTGAACGTTTGATTCTGAGCCTGTAACTCGAACAGGCTTGAAAGCCTTAAGTTCTTCCATCCAGATTTCATAGACAGCATGATGGTAACCGTATAGCACGACCGCCTCTCCAGCTTCCAGCAACATCCGAACAAATGCCGCTACATATGGGGCCTTAGATATACCGGTTGCTTGCCGCATCTTTTCTCCGATCTCGCGCTTGGCTCTTCCCTTTTCAAAGTTATTAGCAATGGTATCGTAGCGCTCAATTAGATCAAATACTGATTTCATTTCTCTGGTGAATGTCTTCTCATCAGAGTCAATCTCCTGGACAATCCGCCGCTTGGCCGGAAGTTCGGTAAGGACTTGATCCTTTGTTCTCCTGAGCATCAACCCCTCACGGCGCAAGTGCTGTCCGAGTGCATCGGGATCAGAGACAACCATTTCTCCGTATCCATAACACCACTCCCGCGTAAAGCTCCCCCAATCGCCCAAGCACTGATGTTCAAGAATGTTCATGATGTTCCAAATTTCACCCCCGGCGTTATATACCGGGGTTCCTGATAAGCCAACTACATTCCCTACACTTTCAGATAGCAACGAGGCAGCACTGTATTTCTCGGTTCCAATTCTCCGAAGTTCCTGGATTTCATCGAACACAGCAAATTCGAATTTGTAAGTCGGCAAGACTGACTTCCATCCCCTGAGCAATCCGTAATGGATGATGTAGAAGTTAGCTTCCGGCAGTTCATAAGGAGTCAATCCTTTGATGATATGCACAGATTTGTTTGGATCAGGGAATAAGGCCATCTCTCCAACTACCGGTTGCGGAACAATGAACTTGAGTATCTGTTTCTTCCATTGCGTTTGTACGCTCGTAGGGACCACTATAATACCCGGATAACGCTTTTGGTGGGCAATCCATGCCAATGCCTCCACTGTCTTGCCTAGCCCCATATCGTCTGCCAGAAGCGTAGGAGCATTGTTATTCAGGTAAGCTACTCCTTCCTTCTGGAACTCGGTGAGTGTCCCGTTGAATACTGCCGTTGAGGGTTCTATTTTTTGAGGCCCTTTGCGAATCTGATTTCGCTTCAACACATATCCCACTGCCTGATTGAACTGCTCATCCCATTTTTCCTTGTTGATGATTTCTAAGGGGTAGCGCATCATTAGCCAATTAAGATCCCCGTTGGATCTCTTGTTGCTCTTAAACTTAGCCATCCCCTTATAGCGACCTTCTGCCCCCGGGAAGATACGTTTGGCTGCCTGGCACACGGCCGGCTCTCCTTCGATAACCCAACTATCCGTTTTCTCTTCATAGCTCAGCGTACCGTAAAAGTAATCTGATTCTCCGGGATTCTTAAGGTATGAAGGTAACTCCACAGCATCCATTCTGATTCACCTCATTTACTTGATATGCCCCAAAGTTTACGGAGTCCGATAGATATTACCGGTTTACCGTTAATTGTCTCAGGGAGGTCCATATAGCGTTCTATGACAAGGATTAATCCCTTTACCTCATCAAAGGCGGCATAGCGTTCCAGTTGCCGAAGCACTTGCTGCTCATTTGGCTTCCCTTTCTTTGCTTCTATCCCGATACCATTACCAGCTATGAAGTCAATGCGGTTACGGGGTGCAAGGAGGACTTCGTTTTTATACGAAATCCCCGCTACGTTTAATTGTTCAGCGATAAGTCCGTGAAGCTTGTATTCATCAATGAGAACATGGCAGCGAATCCTTTTTATGGCGGAAATGACCTTGTCCATAGATTTACTCGGCAACTATGAAAAGTGAGTTTTCCGAGAGAGTAGCCGTTAATTGATTCGGATCGTTCTCAGCAGACTTTAGCTTTTCTATTTTCCAAATGATCCGAGACAGTTCACTTTTATCATTTTCATCCAGGTATCTATCAATATCTTGGCTTTCGAGTACTACGTCCTTTTGGGTAGCCGATGCGCTCATATTTCATCTTCCCTTCTGCCTTCTTAATTAGTTTGTTAGCAGCCCGTTTCTGGGCTGCTTTCTCTTTCTTTACTTGATCCAATGGAACAAACTCACCACGCTTTTTAGTGAGTATTTCAATGCGTATAGTTGGATATATTGCTTGGAAGAGCTTCAACTTCGTACGGAATACTGCCGTTTCAGCACCTTTTATGTCCACTACCCGTTCTGATCCGTCTATATTGGTGATTAGGAAATCAGCGATATACGTGATCTTAGGCTTCTCTTGAAGTATATATTTGGGCTGTAGAGTAAAATCCTTTATGAGTCCAATCTTCTTCAACTGCAGTAGATGCCGGTAATACTCGCCTTCCATCATGCTGTCGAATCTGTTCCCGGTGATTTTGATATTGTATTTCTTCAGTTGTGCTTCCTCGAACATTGTTCCGTCTGAGGTAACTATGACCTTCTTGGCATTGTATTTGTTCAATATCCATTCACCTGACGCTCATGATTGACTTTGTTCTTGGCTGCGTAAGCATCGGCTATCTGCTCGAATGTAAAATTGAATCCAACAAGACCGATAGCTAAAAATACATACCAAGCATTCCTGAAACATATCTCACGCTTTGTCCTTCCGAGTTTTTCCTCAATCTTCTCATCGCGGTCTCTTTCCATATGAAATTTCATGAGCCAGTACATCGATTCCAAGAATGCACCTGTTACTTCTCCATCTAAACCTTCGTCCCTTGTTTCTTCAATTGCATCTTCTGAAATATAAAGAGCGTCCAGCCAGCCGTATTGACCTGCGATACTCAGGAAGAAATGAACGCAATCAACGAATTCTTCCAGAAGGGGATTGGTAATCTTCCCTTTTTCATTACAACGACCACAGATAACGCGTTCTCCACTAAACCAAAATCCCTTTCCGCTGCATTTCGGACATTCAATCAGGGCATCGTATCCATGCTTTGGTTCGCTGCGATCACTCCAAAACTTAAATCCCCTGTACTCATTTGCGCACTCTGCCAACTCGACTTGGAGAGCCAGTGTTCGCTTGTAAAGCAGATCCTGACCTTCCAGTCCTTTTTCAGCAACGATCTTTGCATCTAGTTCTTTTTGCATGTTGTACATTTCTTCAAGAGTAAGAGTCATTATTTATACCTCCGTTGTTCGATATGGAAGAACAATTCTATAATTTCGCTCGTCATCAGCGTCTTTGATTAAGATGGGGTTCGTCATACCCGAGTACCCTATGATAAGTTCCTTGGAATTAATGGAATCAGCAGCTTCAAGGAAGTACTCCCCGTTAAATGCAACTTTAAATCCTTTTCCTTGAAGTGAGATGATATCTACAAATTCATTTACTTTTCCTACGCCTTCAGCAGCAGCTTTGAGTTCAATAACCTCTCCTACGTACATACGGGTAACTTTGGACTTTTGGTCTTTGATGATAATCTTCACACTCTGGAGGGCATCGATCAATAATTCACGATTTACCCGAAGTGTCGATTGGTAGTTATTCGGTACCATTCGGTCTACATCTGGGTATGTCCCTTCTAAGACCCGAGAACAAAATATAAAATTCTTCGTAACGACTACAAGTTTCGATTGAACCAGCTTAATTACCAACTTCTCCTCTGGTCCGATCAGATTCATAAGGTCGGACATTGTCTTAGCTCCCACGATGATCTGCATTTCGATCAAGTTATCTGCCACTTGTACCGAAGATGACAATCTATGCCGGTCTGTACTGGTGACATTAATCATGTTGTCTTGAAACCTAACGCGGAGTCCGGTTAAAATCGGTGTTGCCTCACTCTCTGATGCTGCATAGGCCGTCTCTTTGACTAAAACTTTTAACGCTCGTCCCTCTAGCTCTACCGAAGCACCTTCGGGATCTTCGATGAAATGAGGATATTCTTCTGGATCTAAGCCGGGAAGGTCATATTTCTTTCTTCCACTCTTAATCTCAGTCTCGAATCCGACCGTCTCGATATCGATTACGCCTTTCATTACTTTCACGATCTCAGCGATTCTTTTCCCTGGTATAGTCGCTGAACCAGGCTTGATCAACTCATAATCATCCGAATCAATTTTTGATTGTAGAAACTGAGTTCCGTTTCCACCGGTGATGTATAGTCCGTCATGTTTTGCTTCAAAAAGAAATTCAGCCAATATCGGGATAACATTTTTTGATGGTAGGAACTTAGCCGCTTGTTCTAACGGCTTGATAAGAATATGCTTATCAATTGATATTTTCATAACTTTCCTCCTGTGTTACGAGAATTATCCCTACGTCGATTCCGCCCACCTACATGCAGCACTTCAGCAAATGGCTCTATCCGTTCCAAAATTCTCTCAGCCTTCTTTTCATGCTGGCGCTGATCCATAGTTTTGGCGGCATCTTTGACGTTTATCAAGTGTTGCCGCAATTCCTTGATCGTTAGGTTCGACGTGTAAATTGTGACTAATCGCTCCATTCGGCGTTGTAGAATGGGTCCCAGTATTTCATCTCGCGTCCATGTAGTCAGGTACTCAGCTCCGATATCATCTAAGATGAGCACTGTAACGTTCTGTAAGGCCTCTAGTTTAGACAAAACCGTTTCTGTCTTTGATCCAATAGCATCCTTCGCCTCAGACATAAAGTCTGGGACATAGACCATTGCAACGTCTACTCCTTGAGAAGCTAACTCCTGAGCAATCGCACCGGAGATCAAGCTTTTGCCTACACCCATTTGACCGTATAAATAAAGCCCTTTTTTGCTCTTTCCAACCTCGAAGTTCTCACATAGGTCCATAGCCTTTATGATTGCAGCAGATCTATGGGGGTCAAGATCAATGCCCTCAAAAGTCGCATTCACAATGTGATCAGGAATAAAATGACTTTTAATCTTTCCCATTACCCTTTGCTGTTTCTCGTGAGAAAGGAGCAAAGGGCATTTTTGGAGCCTATAAATCAATCCCATATCGTCATCCGGATTTTCCTCTACAACGCTACAGTGACCTTTGTGGTCGTTCTGACAACCAACTAATTCTTTGCAGCCTCTACAGTTATCAAAACTAACAAGGTGTCGTGATAACGAACCGTAATTTGTCGGATGTGTCAAGTTGTCCACTCGGTCAGGAAAAGTTTCCTTGATTCTTTTCGTTTCAGGATGTTCTTCTAGCCGTGTTATCGCTGCTGCCTTTCGCTCGGCAAATCCCTTTGGGATAAGTTTTTTCAGTTCATCACCTAAGTTTCCCAATCACACCACAGCCTCACGCTTGGCTTTCAACCGCTCAAGCTTTTTTTGATATTCTTCTTGATCATAATCCGGTTCATCCTTAGTTTCAGAATCTATGACTGTATTAATCTTCTGTTCGTCTATTTTTTCTTCTTGCTCGGATAATAAATTATAAATGCGTCCTTCGCAGTACTTGATACTTTTGATCTCGTCTCGTTTATGTTTAGGTTTAAATTTATCAAAGGAAAGATTTATGCCGTCAATGGCAACGGAGATCGGAACTCCGTCTGCAATGAGTTGATCTAAAAACAACTCATCATTAACCTTAAGATCAAGTCCCTTTGCTCTGCGTTTGAGATAAAGGTCTGCGACTTGTTTACGATAATCAAATTCAGCAGCTTTCCGGTTGGAGTCGGCATCCCCGGCAGGAACGGCATCCTGGCTATCTGTATTGATTTTGTTTGAAAGTCCTTTGTCCATTTCAGTGTCCTCCTCTAAACAACAACTACTATTGTTTTTAATAATGTTTTTAATAATGTTTTTAGAGACGCGTTTCGCCTTACAGCCGCAAGGGTTTGAGGCACCTCCAACTTCTCGTTTTGAGAAGCCCGAGCTTCTTGTTTTAAGAAGTAACAACTTCTTGTTTTGAGAAGCCATGATGATAATTCCATGTACCTTCGATTTCTCGGGCTTCTTGTTTTGAGAAGTTCCGCCACTTTTAAAGTTGATGTTTTTACTAACTAAATCCTTGAATATTTCTTCATTCCATCCCTTTACCGGACTAATCTGCCACTGCTCATAATCTTTGTTCACCGCAAAAATATTGTTATTTTTATTCCAAACTATCACTCGACAATTGGATAGATGATCAAGTTCCTTTCGAATATTTTGGTATCCAACGCCACATAACTCGAAGTATTTGAGCAAAGGTATCGATGCTGTTTTCTTCTGACACCCATACGACAACCGCCATATGAAGAGAATGATGTCTTTCTGACGCTTGGAAAAATCACGACGTATGATTTCATTCCATATCTCGTTGGCAAGCTTTACAAAGCCATTCTCTGGTTGTGGATTCGCCAATCACCTCACCTCTGATAACTATTGCTGTACATCGTCCCATCAGCAAAATTAACTTTCATTTTCAGCTTGAGGGTGTGAATGTTCTCCTGAAGACTTTTAAACTCGTTACGCCATTTCATTGAGCGACCATAGGATTCTGCTTCAAGCACTCTAATTTCTCTTGTAGCCAACTCTGCACGCTCCTTCTTAGGTGCTTTAGCAGAAATATATGCTTCCGCATAGTCCATGTCACGCTGGACGTGAATGCGTTTATAGAGCCTGTCGCATTCACTCGAAATTTCTCCAGACAGTTCATGACACTGTGTAAGTAACTCAATCTTTTCTTGCAATGATGCTGGGTTGTTCTCAGGCAAAACATTAGCCTGTTTCTTCATTAAATCTACTTGCTCTATGTAAGCCGCAAGGTCGAACTCGTTTTCTTCCTCCATGCTTACAACTCCGTTCTCAGAATGGAAGATCATCATCGCTTATGTCTATGGGTTTGCCATCGCCAGAGAATGGATCACCATAACCTCCGTTTTGTTCGCTAGAGCTTCTATTTTGACTGCTACTACCAGTTCCATTACTACTTGATGAATGACTACCACCCTGGTCATTGCTTCTGTTGGACTCCAGGAATCGCACATTATCTGCAATGACTTCGGTGACGTAAATACGCTTCCCTTCGTTATTCTCATAGTTGCGGACCTGAATTCGTCCCTCTACCGCTGTCAGCCGGCCTTTGCGCAAATAGTTCGCGCATGTCTCAGCCAACTGCCGCCAGGTAACTACTGGAATGAAGTCCGCTTCCTTCTCTCCGTTTTGACCGGTAAAGTTGCGGTCTACGGCAAGAGTGAACTGCGTCACAGCAACACCAGCAGGAGTATAACGAAGTTCAGGATCACGGGTCAGTCTACCAATCAAAATAATTCTATTGAGCATTTATAGCACCTCGTCCATTTAGAAATTTCATCTCAGCAATAAATCTGCTTGGTTCAGATGGAATGACATTGCCCCAACTGCTATGTGATTTAGTAGTAATAATAATAAGTTCATTCTCTGCCCGGGTTACCGCTACATAGGCCAATCTACGTTCTTCTTCAATATCTCTGGTGTTTTGGCTTGGAAACAGCCCTTCGTTCATGCCCACAAGGAAAACTGTCGAAAACTCAAGCCCCTTGCTACCGTGAATGGTCATAAGTTTCACCGCGTCTCGGTCTTCCATTAGTTTTTCTTGAATATCTCTGATTTTGACCCATTTGAGGAACGCAGTAGGACTATGGTCTTCACCAGCCTTCAACTGCCGCTCAACCCAATACATGATGTAGGTCTGAGCTTGATCCAGATCCTCAAGACGATTGTTAAGATACCGCTCTATATAGCGTTCTCTCAGCTTTAATCTACTGGACAATAAATCTAATGCATCGTAAGCAGATACGCACTCTCTGACTGATTCAGCAACCCCCTGTAGGATGGCAGCATATTGGACAACCCTTTCTTCGTTCGAATCTACTAATGCCTCCCACAATGGAATTGACTTATCTATGGCTGTCTGCTCTGCAATCTGAAGTTGCATATCAGTCAGTGACCGCTCTGGAAACTTAATGACTCTTTTAAAATTCGTTTCGTCCTGCGGGTTAAATATCCATGCAAGGTAGTTCAATAGCGACTTTACGTCAGGCTTTTTAAGAGGATCATCCGAAGCGCTCAATACAGTACATGGAATGTTCTCCCGCCGCAACGCTTGATAAAAGTTATCAATTTGAGCATTCGTCCGTGCCAATATCGCAAAATTTGAATACTCGGCGTTCTGTACTCTCTCTTTGATCTGGCTGATTACATAATCCATTTCAGTATCATCGTCAACCAAAGAGACTACATCAACGCTGGTACCTTCCTTGTAGGCTACTAGCCCTCCACCAATTTCAACTCCACTATGAGAGATTAAGTTATTGGCAGCTTCGACTATCGAAACTGTTGAACGATAATTGCGGTTAAGCTCAATTACTTCTGTATTTGGATAAGAACCTGTAAATTCAAGAATGTTACTAACCCGTGCTCCACGCCATCCATAGATAGATTGTCTCCAATCGCCTATACAGAACAGATGCTCAGGATTCAGTAGCCGGATAAACTCCATTTGCTGATGGTCCGTATCCTGAAACTCGTCCACGAATAGATACTTCCATTGTTTCCGGTAGAAATCAGCAACATCAGAATGATTACTGAACAACGTGTTGACCTTTGAAATCAGAGCGTCCAGATCCACGGCATTGTAACGGCGTAACTGATAGTTATATTCGTCCCAAACCGCCTGTTCCTCAAGACCCTTGATTCTCAAATCTACTGCCTTGAGGACTTTACTCACGCTGGTTCTATAACCCATTGTTTTGATAATGACCTTCATGACCTCTTCCTGATCCTCTTGGGAGTAAATCGTGAATTGTCTATCAAGATTCAAACGGTGCCCCCATTCTTGGAGGATACGAACTGCAAGTGCATGGAACGTGCAACATGTGATTCGTTTGGATTCATGTTCTCCAATCAATGGAACCAGTCGATCTTTCATTTCTTTTGCCGCAGCTCTGGTGAAGGTTATGGCCACAATGCTTGATGCACCCACTCGATGATTTAGATTAAGATGTGCGATCCGATGAGTCAGGGTACGGGTTTTACCCGTCCCTGCTCCAGCTCTCATTAGGATCTCGTCCGACTCAGATAAAACAGCTGATGCCTGTTCCTCATTCAGCCCAGCAGTGAAATTAACCACGTGCCGCAGCCCCCTCTGGAGTCAGATCCCAAATGGTCCAGCCCTCTGCTTCCGAGATTTCAACGACACCAGCAATCAAGATATTGTCCAGCTTGTGGGACAAGGCGTTCAAACCTTTCAGAACACCGCTCAGGTTCTTCTTATCCAAGTTGTTGATATCGTCCAAGGCCAACACTTTAAGAGGCGGATTCGCTCTCTCGAGCAGCGTGACAAGGAATGCAGAAAGGAACATCAACTTTTCCCCAGTGGACAGAACATCGAAGTTCGTTTTGCGATCGTTCTTGATCCATCCGAACTGAAACACTTCCTTGCCTGTCTCAGACTCCGTGCTGAAGAACATTGGATACTGAATACCCATCAACTGCAGATTCTCATTGATAGAGTCTTCGATAGGACCAAGTACACCTTTCACTAACTCCCCTTGAATCCCTTTAGCCCCCAGCGCCTCCGCTAAGCTCTTGCAAGCCGTGAAGTAATACTGAGCCTTGCTTGCTGAGATCATGGCTGTCTGAGCATTAGAGAGCGTGATCTTGGCTTTCTCTTTCTCTTCAATAACTCTCTCGAATTCATCAATTTGCCTTTCTAGCGCCGTTAACTGTGGCTCCAGTATTTCAAGTGGGGCAAAAGTTGGCTGCTTGTCATTCAGGAGGCGTTCCTGTTCCTGCTGCAAGTTGATGATTTTGTTCTGTGTATCCTGGTGACGGCTAATTTCTTCTTGTTCGTCCTTACGGATTATTTCAATCCGTGAACGGATGCGGTCATTAGCAGTGTTTTCATCGTTCGCAGATTTATAAAGCGCCTGCTTCGATTGTTCCAGAGAACTTTCTTCAGCACGTAACTCCTTAATTTCGTTTCGCAAGTCTATTTGTTGTTGTTCCAGAGAATTTAGTTGTTCTTTCAAGGACGGGCCTTTCTGCCCAACAAATGAAGTGAATTTTGAAAAATCCTTATCACATCCAATTTGATGGTGGATTACGCAGACACCAGCGCCCTTTTCCTCAATATTTTTCAGAACCTCGTTCATGGTATTGAGTTCAAGGCTGAGTTTGTCGGAATTCTGTCTAGCATCCACGCCCTCTGCGGTCTTGGATTCTCTCAAAGCAACCAGCGCATCGATCTGATCTTGGATAGTTTGCGCTTCACCACTAACATCTGTTTGCTTAATTGACTGCTGGAGCACCGCAATTTCCGCCGCATAGTCACGATCGGAATTAACATCTAGAATTGATGTCAGCTGTTCAATCTCGCCTTTTAGGTCCTCTAAACGTCCGCGCTTCTGCTCCCATTGCCGTTTAATTTCATGACCCGCCTTAATCTGCCCATGAACGTCGGTATGCTGCTGCCGGAAGTCTTTCAGTTCTTCTTTTTTGGTTGTGATATCCCGATCAGTCTCTTCAAGCTTATTTTTCATGTCAGCCAGCTCGCGCACCGCGCCAGTAGCATCATTCTGTTTTTTGTTCCAATGCTTCTGTTGCGATTCAACCCATGAGGTCATAGCTTGAAGACCGGAAGATAGATCATAATCACTAGGCCATTCATCTAAGCAATCATTAATCAACTCTTTGGATGCTTCATAAAGATCAGGATTTGCTTCCTGAAGTCCTTGGGTCAACAACTTTTGGATAAGATGAGCAGATACCTTTTTCTTATCCCATTCTTCGCTGGATATAGGAGACAAGCTATAGATAAATTCACGTCGTTTAGCATCCGACATATCAAGAAACTGCTGGAAGTCAAAGACCATCGGGAAGTTTCCAATCTCAGCTGAGATTCGCGCATTCATTTGCGTGGAGTTTTTCTCGCCTTTATTCGGTGAAACTGTGATCGATTCGCTGTATTTTACCTCTTTTGATCCAGTGCCCTTCAACTTTTCGGCACGAATGACCGAGCGATCAAAGGAGAATGAATCCATTTGCAAACCAGCCGTCATCTCATCTCCAGAACTGAGTTTGAACGTTTCGGCGTTAGTCTTCTTGCCGGGAATATACCCCAGCATTGCTAGTTGTACGGCTTGGAGCCGTGTAGACTTACCGGAACCATTAGGACCTACGAAGATATCCTTCCCAGTCAACTCTTGGTCGAAAGTATTACCCTTTATGTTTTTGGTGCGAATAGTTTTGATCATTAAAAACGCGGACCTCCTTTGGTTGAAAGAAAGCTTTCTTCTATTTCGATAGACTCTTCTGAGGCGTTGATCGTTTCTTCGATCACTTCAGCCCCAGCAACCGAACTGGTTTGTTGAAATTCAGCAGCGATTTCATTCAGTTTCGTTTCATCAAACGTGTCTTTGTATCCAATCACTAGAACGTCTACTACGCCGTTGTAAGCCTTTAACTTTGCTAATGGCATACTTGGCTGCTGTTTAATAGAAGCCTTCCACGCAAGTGTCTGAACGATCTTGTCACCGTGTTCTTTGTTATTTATGAGGTTTTGAATAACGCGGATTACATCAATGTTGTCATGTCTGCCATAGACCCCCAATTCCCCTTGGAAGGCCATGAAAATACCGGATCTGAGTTCCTCATCAGTTAACGTCCCTTCCATGCAAAGCTTGCCGGCATCCCGGTTCTCTTCGATCTTCTGCATAAGTTCCTTGACAAAACGAACACGGATATCAAAGAGGACAGTGGCGGAACTAACAATTGGCTTACCAGAAGGAGACATGCCTACTGTGATTTTTTGTGACCAGAACTTATCTGCCGTACCGGTCTCTGGATCAAATTCAATATATGGATTACTCACCTCGCGCCCATCGGCAAGGTGGATTGTATCAGGTGTAATTGTGGAGATCCCTGCAACCAAATTACATGCACGGTACCCCTCGGCACTAATGCCCCATTCACCATCATCGAATTGAATCAGGTGTCCATCGGCATTCGTCAGGCGAACAACGCCTACTGTGTTTTCCGCACTGGTAAAGAGGTTTCCGGCGCGGGAATTTACAGTTTTCCATTGCTCGGGATAGTTAATTGATATTTCTTGCATTTGCAAATCCTCCAATTCATGTTAATATGGAGGCGAAAACATGTTTTCTAGGACAATGTTTTCGCCCAAATGTTTCATCTACCCAAATGGCTCTGCTCCCCAGCAGGGTCATTTTTCTGTTCTGCCAACGCTAAGGCAGTATCCAAGTCATCCAAAACCGATTGAAATTCATGTCCAAAGAACCATCCAGCTCGTTCCAACGCTGCCCCGATTGAGACATTCGTTGTCTCTTCCTGCATTTTCTTAAGCTTGTGAATGGCGTGCTTGAGATGATGTTCCACATGTGCAGCCCCCTTTGCAATTCGACACTGGATAAGCATCATTTAACAAATCACGGATCGCTAGTATGTTCTTCAATCCAGTTACCTTTAGAGAAGGATCTTCTCCATCTAATTTGTAGACCAATAGAGCGTGAAGCTCATTTTCTACGAACACGACATCTTCAGATTCTAACTTGATAGTCATAGCTGGTATGCCATTAATCATGATTTTTCACCACCAAAGGAAAATTCCTCAAAATGATTTCGTACTGAAGTTTGTTACTTTTCCAACGTTCTGCCAACTCTTGTATAGTCATGACTGATCACCTACAACTACAGTGCCAGGATAAGTCTTCTTGATGTTTCGTGCATAATAGCTTCCGATCGATTCAGCAGCCATCATGATCTCATAAGTCAAACGTGGCACCCCGGGATGTTCATACACGGTATCACGGCCCTTGAACTGGACGAATAGCGCTTGACTCTCTTTGTCATATCCAACAGCGGCAATATTTGAAGATATTACCGGCTCAAGTTCAGGTCTCATAGGTAATCCTCCGGTCTGAATGTTTTGATGAACTCTACTGCATCATCATAGTCGATGCGGCGAATGTGGCTGTATTTAGCAACACTGAAGTTGTCTTTGAGCTTGCTCCATATGAGACGGCGGTACTTGCCTACCAGAGCGTTAAAAGAAACATCAGATTCTTTGTAGCGATCCTTTGTAAGTGCGTTCGATCTGCTCTTGACCGCTTGTTGTAAATTCCATTGCTCTACATCATCCAGGGTAATGCGGTCTCTCACCTCCTGGAGGGCCATAAGAACTTCTTCTTTTTGAACAATCATTTCATCCTTGATTGCTCCGAGACCTTCAAAGACCGATCTGACTACAGCGCCTTGCTGTTCCGTCAACTGCAAATGCTGTCCCATAGCTAACAAAATATCTTTTGTATCTGGCATCTCATTGAACCACCTTTCTGCCATTCACGGCGGGCCTGACCTGCTCAATAAATGCTTCCAGCATATCCAAGCTTTCACCCAGCCGTTTTTTCTCGCTGTTGCTTGCGCTGGCGATTGATCCTAACATAAAAGCCGTTAATCCAGCATTTTTAAGGAATGTTTTGACGTTAATGCTAAATTGAACTGTATTAATGTCCGCATCGGAACGCAGCCTCTTGAGTTGTAGTTGAGCCTGTTGCTCGTCAAAATCATTTGGTTGCTGGAGTTTGAGGGCTTCATTCTCCTCTTTGATGCGTTGGTATCCAGACTTTAATTGCTCAATCTTCAATCTCTCTGATTCGATCTCATCCTTCATCTTGTCTTTCCAGTAATCATCGCGCTGCTTGAGTTGCGCTTCGGTCTCCTTATCCTTCTGTTTTAGGTAAATTGTCTGTTCTTCATCATGCTGTTCAAGAGCCGCCGAGACAGCCTCTTGTACTTGATAAGCCGGTACAACGTCTTTGTATTTCTTTTGAAGTTCTTCCTTCTCATACTCCGCTTGTTCAGCTCGATCTTCGGCTTCGCGAACAGCAGCTTCGAGACGTTCCTTGGTTTCAGTAAAAGCTTTATGAGTGCTGATAATATTGGCGTCTAACTGCTGGATAATTTCCGGCGTGGCATTCTCCTTAATGAATTTCATCTTGTCGAACTGACGGCCTGACACTCCAAGTTGTTCTCCTACAATGTCGCGGACCTGACCAGATTCATGCTCAGGTAAATTTTCCTTACCTGCTTGCATTCGTTCTTTGGCTCTGATCCGTTCCAGTTCCTCAATTTTCTTCCCGTAAGCGACCCGTTCAGAGAATGTAAAGTCTTTCCGGTGTTCGTTCTCGCTTATCTCTAGTTGTAGTTGATGAGCATAATCGCGAACCTCAGTAACTCTTACTTCTACCTGTTCTCTCCCCAAATGCATGTGTGCTCTCAACCGTCGTTCTCCAGCGATCAATTGATAATCGGGTGTTACAACGATTGGATTGATTAAGCCGTTCTCAGCGATGTCCTGAGCCAATTCTTCGATGCCCGAAAAATCTTGGCGAATACGATCCGTTACTTTGATTTTGCTAATATCAATGAGCAATGTGATTCTCCTTCCTAAAATCATTTCCTCTCTGTGATAAGATGGGGATTGTCCAGATCCACCAAAACATCCAAGGAGGGAGGTGTAAAAAATGGTTATTATTAATTTCCTTGATGGAACACATTTAGAAATACTGGCCGACACCGTGCTTAATGGTTACAAAAATGATTCGACAGAAGATATTTTTTACTTAAAGAATGTCTTTGAAGACTCTATTGATGGTCGAAATAATACTGAAGGCAAGGCATCGAAACTGTTTGCTGGTGACTACAAAGTCGGTGTAATGGGGTTTATTTTATCAGTTGATTGTTTCTCGGTTGGCTTAGATACGATCAACAATGCTGTTTATTTATCTACAGCGGTCAAATCGGTCGAAAACCAACAAGAAAAACATGTAATGCAGCCGACTATCGGTTCTGTAAGTGTTCCAAGAGCTAATTAAGGCGTATATTCATCTTGCAGAAGTGTGCATTTTCTCAGAGCTTCTTTTGAACGTTCGAGAATATATAAGGCTGCTTCATAAGTCACGCTTTTTTTACCAATAAGGCTGAGTACTTCCGAAACAATTTCTGCATACACCGGATCGATATTTCCTAAAGCCTCTCTCACTGAGACGAGGCTTTTCCATTCGGGAGTGTCCTTTACTTCACTCTGGACCTTTTGATTCACTGCCCCTACACTTTCTCCCATTATCTTTCCTCCTCCCTCACAAACTTGGTAAGCAATAATTCTCAACACGGTTAAGCGTTACTCTTAGGGGCTTTACCTCACGCTGCTGAAGCATTGTCTTTAACTCCAAGGTTTTAGCCCGAGCAAGACCTGCTTCTCTTAAAGCGATTTTGTCTCCAGTAGCTAATGCAGTTACTGTTACTCTTGATAGAGCCTCATAAGCTGTTTGTAAATCTTCTTTCATTGAGATAACTCCTTCACTTCGACATTCGTTCTCTTGTAATAAAATGGATATTGTTCGGATTAACAACCCCACTAAGAAAAGAGGTAATTACATGTGTCTAAACCAAATGTTGATGAAATCGCCGCAGCACTATTTGAAAAACTTCAGCCACTTTATATTAAAGATGGATTGGAACTTACCCAGGAACTTCAAAATGACGGGAAACCAATTCAAGAAGCTATTCGGCAAGCTGATTTAGCAGCATTGAAACTCCACAACGAGAGATTTACGATTGAACTTATCAAAGGCGTCCTTGATGCTTTAGAATAAGTTTTGAACGTTCTTCCCAATATTCTCTTGCAAGATCAGTTGTAATGGATTCTGATCTAACAAGAATTTTCGCATTTGTTACGTCCTTTTCATGTTCGGTATCAGTAGCCGCCGTTCCAGCGGTGGTTTCTTTGCTTTCCAACGCATTAAAAAGTTTGCTGGTCAACTCTGCTAGTTTGTCTAATTCAAAGCCGATTCCAGAGTCTTTGAAAACCCCCAGTTCAACCGCTTTGCAATCAAGGCTGGATACCACTGTAACTAATTCATTTCCAATCAAGGCTAGTTTCTTCTTCAGTTCGTGTACTCCATCTTCAATTGGTGTTTTGGTGACTGTTCTTCCGCCGAACCTTTTAACCAATTCAGAGTCATTCCAAAATGCTTCTGCGTCTGTTGGAGTAGCAATTGTTACTGTAGCTCCATTGATAAATACATCGCCTTTAGGGGTGATCTGGAACGCTTCTGCAATCATTCCTAGTACTTCCTGTTTGTCTTCTTCTTTCATTGATTTATATCTCCTTTTTGAGTCAATCTTTAAGGATTTTAAGCTCGACTATCCCATGTTGGGCAATTTAAACGTTCTTGTTGCCGTATCCATTCTTCCAAAGAACGTATACTGAACATCATTTTCGGTCTACGTGAACCAGGCATTCCTGTTTTCACATGTGGGATTTGTTTTTGACTACAGAGACGATAAATCAAATCTTTAGAGACGCCTAATATTTCAGCAGCTTTTTCAGCTTCAACCATTTTATCCTCACTTATGGGAATGCTCTCTTCAATTTTCTTTAAAACAGTTGGTAAAATCTTGGATGCGACTTTTTCAGCAATAGCATCCAAAAAATCAGATGCAACATGTTCTTCTTTCATTTAACCTCCTCCTAATTACGATATAATCGCATAAACTTTGATATTTCCGATTAAATCGGATTCCCTGCCAAAAAAAATTATTTCCGCTGGCACTTTGTAGAGTTTTAGTAACTCATTTGTTAAGGCCCAGGGTATATCAGTCGAATCTTTCTCATACCTCCGGATGAGATCCATATTTTTTTTGGTTATTTCGGAGACTTCTTTTAAAGTGTAACCTGCATTTACTCTGGCGGCTCTCCAAGTAATTTTGTAATCGTCCATTGCCTCACCTCCCAAACCAATATTATTCCGATTAAATCGGATTGTCAACATCAAAACTCCAAATTTAACTTTTAATATCTGATTAAATCGGATATAATAAATATTATTTCTATATAACCGGAAAAAAACGGAGGTTTTCAAAGTGGCGCGGAAAAAGTTCACTGATTACGAGGTTAATCTTATGAAAGAAATATCTATTAACTTAAAAAAAGTCTTAATGCTAAAAGGAATTACTCAACTAGAATTAAGTGAACGAACAGGAGTAGCCTCGAGCACTATTTCTGATTATGTTAATGGTAGAACACTAATGTCTATGGGAAATCTACAAATAATCTCAGATACCTTGAAAATTGCAAAGTCAGATATTTTTCCCGACCTATTTGAGCAACATCCGCGATTTAGAGAAATACCATTACTCGGAACAATCTGTGCTGGAAATGGTCTTCTTGCTGATCAAAATATTGAGGAATACATCCATTATCCTTTTCCCAACAAAAAACAACCGGATTATGCATTACGCGTCAAAGGTGACTCAATGATAAATATTGGAATTACGGATGGAGATATTGTTTATATGCGTCATGCTCAATGGGCAGAACATAATGGTCAATTAGTTGCCGCACTTGTAAATGACAGTGAGGAAGGATTCCTGAAACGCATACATTGGTCTGAAAATGATTCCCAAATCAAATTATCCCCAGAGAATGATGATTATGAAGCAAAATTTTATGTCCCGAATCAAATACAGATTTGTGGAATATATATGGGTCATTTCAAAATTTCTGATATTTGAAAATACATAAACCATAGTAAATTTTCGAGGTGATCTGAATGGCGAGTATTCAAAAGAGAGGTAAAAGTTCTTGGTTATTTACAGTTGAAACGGGGTCGGGAACAAAGCGCGGTCGAGAAACGATGACTTATCGAGTTGAAGATACTGCATTACTAAAAACAACAAAAAAACTCAAAGATCACTTAGAATCAGAATGGAATAAATTCAAAATAGAAGTTGAATCCGGAAATTATTTCAGACCTGAAAAAATGACATTTAGAGAATTCACTGGTTTATGGAGCGATAAATTTGTAGATAAAAATTTAGCTGAAACAAGTGCTTTCAATTACAAATACCACTCTACGACAAAACTCACTCCTATTTTAGGTGATATACAAATGGATAAAATTAAGACTTTAGATATTGTCACCCTGTTGGACGAGCTATCAAAAAAAACTGGTGAAGCCTCAGTGGTTTATTGCTTCAGAGTACTTCGAAGTATATTCAGCAAAGCGGTGTCTTGGAAAGTTATCAAAGTAAATCCAATGGATGGGATTGATAAACCCAAAGAGGCCCCAAAGGAGATGAGTTTTTATAACGAACAAGAAGTAGCTGAGCTTCTAAAGTCCCTCCAAAAAGAAACTATTAAATTCAAAACATTTGTTACTTTAGCTCTCACTACAGGAATGCGCCGCGGAGAACTTTTGGGTCTTGAATGGAGACATATTAATTTAGAAAAAGGTAGTATCCTTATACATCAAACTATTCCAATGTTTAAAGATGGTATGCCTGTAATCAAGGGTCCTAAACGTGGTACAGGAAGAACAATAACGTTGCCTTCTTCCGTAGTAAAAGAACTTGTAGAATATCAAAAGCATATGATGAGGGTTCGCACTGAGCTTAAAGTTCCATGGGAAGGTGGAGAATACTCATTTTTATTCGCTCACGACAATGGACGTCCTAAATTCCCAAAAAATTGGGGAGACTACTGGCGCGAATTCCACGCTAGAAATCCACAATTAAGATACATTAGATTTCATGATCTACGTCATACTTCTGCCACTCTTTTAATCAGCAGTGGTGTTCATGCTAAAATCATCTCTAGTAGACTAGGGCACACTAAGATATCAACTACAATGAATATCTATGGTCATATTATTGAAGCTGCAGATCAATCAGCAGCTGACGTTTTCAATGCCTTTCTCCAACCTTCAAAGATTGTTAAACGAGCTAGGAAAACAAAGGCATAGTTGTTGTCGCGTTGTTGACAACTTGTTGACGAACTCTATTTAAAACTAACATTTACAACTTGTTGTAGCGATTAATTAAACAAATACAGCCTATTGTATCAACTAAATCGGAAATAACAATAAAATATAATACTGTGATTCTATCATCTCCCATGAAAGGGGCCCTAGAGATAGGGCCCCGAATTTATGTTTAACGGTATTATAAACACGAAAAGACTACCCTTTCGGCAGCCTTTTCAGCAACAACTATTTCACAAATCTTCCGATAAACTCAGTAACTACGCTCTCATACTTAACCGGGTCCATGCGAAAAGCTTCTCCGTGACCCGCATTAGGAACGATGTAAAGCTCCTTCTCGACCGGACTATTTTCATATAAGGTATGAACCATTTCCGTAGGAACAAAAGTATCATTATCACCATGAATAAACAGGGTTGGCGTTATAGATTTCTTCACCTGTTCTAGAGCCGAGGCTTCACCAAAGGAATAACCTGCCTGAATCTTTGTTAGCATACTGGTCGTATCTACAATTGGGAAGCCGGGTAGATGGTACATTCTTTTTAATTGAAAGGTAAGCTCGTCCTTCACAGAGGTATAACCGCAATCTCCCACAATTGCTTTTACATTAACCGGTAAATGCTCACCGCTTGTCATTATTACGGTAGCCCCCCCCCATGGAAACACCGTGCAGTATGATCTGTGTATCCTCACCGTTTGCTTTCAGAACGTTCTCTATCCACTTCAAGTAATCCTTACGTTCTGGCCATCCAAATCCGATGTAGTTACCATCACTTTCCCCATGTCCTCTGGCATCCGGCAGCAAAATATTATATCCAAGTCTCTCATAATACATTCTGGCATATCCACTCATTTGAGTTGCATTTCCAGCATACCCATGAGCAATAATCACTGTCTTATCGGAATGTTCAGGAGCAGCAGCTAAATAGTACGCTTTAAGCTGTATTCCGTCATCAGAATCCATCTCCCATCTATCAAAGCTCTGGGCATCCCACCACTCTTGGTCTGCCTTTGAGGTATCTTTAGATTGTTCTACCTCTGGACTGGACTGCAGGTCAGGGCTTTCATTTAAGAAATCCTTTGAAGCACGTGCAATAGCAACATGATAGAAATAAAAGCTTCCCACAGTTACAACAATGATTAAAAGTACAATAACAGAAGAAATTCCGATCAATATTTTTTGTATATTTGAATATTCAAAATCCTAGTATTGTAAACTCATACCATTTACTATGTGATTATTATTCTTTTAACTTATCATTTTATATAATCTTATGTACAAAAAATCTACAAAAAAAAGCCCCATGTCGGCAAAATGCCAACACGGAGCTCTGCTATTTTAGTGATTTAGAATATGCATGCGCTTGTAATAATTACTAATAAGATGAACAAAACTAAGATTGCGCCTGTAGAAGTAAAAGCACCACCAACATGACCATATTCAGCACCCATGAGAAGACCTCCTCCGTATTTAGAATACATCATAAGATATGTAATTATCCCCTTAGAAGATTGGGCGTTCAGTTAAAAAAAAAAAGACCTCTACTGGGCTACCAGCGAGGTTAAGGGCTCTACAATTAATCAGAAACTAAAATACCGTCAAAGCTTTCTGGGCCCACACGTACTGTACCGAGAAGATTAGAAGAAACAAATGCTGTATAAGTGAGCTGAGGTGTGATGGCTGGTAAGAAATCCGCCGCTGAAAAGGTTATTACTTGTGGAGCCAGAATGCTAAGAGCAAAAGTTGAAGTAGCAGAATACACTTTTGGATCAGTAGCCAAGGTTCCTCTTACAATCGTAATTGTGATGCCCACTAACGCTAGCGGAAGCGTCACTGATATTGTTCCTTTAAGGAGAACACGTGGATTGGTGGTCACTCCAGCCGTTAACAATCCAATCTGTCCAAAAAGCTGCGGCGTGTTAAGTACCGTAATAGGAATAGATATAGAGTTGGCGAGGCTGGCATTTTGAGATGTTCTTGCATCAAGGTAAGTTCCCATCGTTGCACCCCCTTTATAAATTGGCATACCATAATATATTAGTGTTCTCAATAGAATGCATAGCCACATTACCAGTGTGAAACGATTGTTTTATAAAACTCATAGATAAAATCTATTTATCATCTTTTTTCGTCCCATCCCTTTTATTAAACGCCAGTTCAAACAAACCGGTCGCTGATAGTCCCGCAAGCCCCCCCGCCCAGAGTCGCAGAATCAGATTCATATCAGTGAACGGATAGGCAACTGCTCCAACCAGCAAGCCAATAGCCAACCCCACTACTGGCACAATGTTCCGCGGAAGTTCAATGCTATTCTTCACAAGTTGTACAAGTGCCATTACAAAAACAGCTAGGACTGAAGCAAAGGCAAGCACACTGTTGAGAGCATCGTTATACAT